CAACAACAAATCTCTTATTGACTACAGTATCATTGTATCTGTTCTTCAATTGCTTCACCATTATCTGTCCAATCTGCTCAAGTTCCTCAGTGCTAATAAGGGCAAACATAAGATCAGCAGTAGCAGGGAGACCAAAGGACTCAGAAGTGTCAGTAAGGTCAACATCAGAGCTACCAAAACCAGAACGAGTGGTCTGGGTGGCAGATACGATAGGGACCTTGGCTTCGCCAGCCAACCCTCTAAGCTCCTCTGCAATAGACTTAATATAACTATATGAATTGACATTACCTCCCGACTTATAACGAGAGGAAGCGCATATATTAAGGTAATCAATGAAAATAATATCAGGTCTAAATGACTTCTTAAGTTCAAGCTCACTGAGAAGTGATTTAAAATGTCCACTATGTGCAGATGCTGTAGGGTATTCTTTAATTATAAGACTACCTTGAGTTTTTGCTGCTAACTTAGTTACTTTATTCTCAAACGTTGACTTAGGTAAATCTACAATATTCTGAATGGCAACATCTAATAAGTTCGCATCAATTCGTTCAGCAATTTTCTCTTCTGCCATTTCCATTGTAATGTAGAGTACGTTTTTCCCTTGGAGCAACACGGAGCTAGCAAAATTGCACATGAATAAAGACTTCCCGACGCCAGTACCAGCAAGCGCGACAGTAAGAGTTTTATTAGATATACCCCCGCTCGAAATTTTGTCAAAGTACTCCAAATCAAATGGAACTTTCTCTTCTTTTCTATGATAATACTCATATCTTTCTTGATAATTTTCTAAGTAGTCATGTCCAATGTTGTTGTCAAAAGAAACTGATAGTGCTTCAGAAAGAATAGAAGGAATCGCATCCCTACTCTTTTCACCCTTTCCATCAAACAGTTGAACTGATTCCATTAATGCTAAGTGTATAGCACGATCACGACACCACTTTTCAGTAGTATCAATTAACCAATCATCTTCGACACTAATTGAATCTAAATTTTGAATTAAATTACAAATTTCACCATACTGTTGTTGATTAAGATCAGAACGATCATCAACATCAATAATCAATGTCTCCCTTGTAGGATTACTATTATATTCAGTTATAAATTTTTTAATTTCCTCAAATACAACTTTTTGATTAAATTCTTCAAAGTATTCTTCCTTAATAAAAGGAAGAACTTTTCTAGCATACCCCTCATCGTTCAAGAGGCATTTCAAAATTAAAAACTCAACTTTATCCATATCTAAATGCAAAAGAAATACTCACTCTTGTTTTATCTTCTCTAAAAGGAAGAACCATGTGAAGAAGATATGATGGAAATAAAATCAATACTGATGCTGTTGGATAAAGATGATAAAAATCAACATTAAAAGCAGATGCTTTATCTGTTGGTAGTTGAACTTTTTTACCATAAGAAGGGTCTTGTAAAACTAATGCCCCTCCATCTTTATTATCCCAAGTTCCCGGTTTCAGTGGATTTTGGGATGTGTAATTAAATCTCCAGTCATCACCAACAATAGATTCTATTGGGTAATAAACACCTGCAAGAGCAGTTGTTCCATGATGATGCACGAAATTTAAATCACCAGATTGATTTATGTTTGCCCACAAGTCTGTACATAGAATACCATCTTTGTATCCATGTTGCAAGCAATACTGATTTCCACATTCAGTTAAAATCTTAGAAAGAGATTTATAACTATCATACTTTTTTTCTAAGTTAGTTGTGCTGTGCCATCCTCCCATGTTGCTGTGATCTTCACCAGAATTCTTATTCTTCTCGGAGATAGCATCTTCAACCAACTTAATGTTTAAATTATGGTTCGTCTTTCCAAAATTTTCTAGTCCAATTGGAATAGGAAATAATGGTAAAGATTTAAGAACCATAACTAAATTCTCCTTGTGCAATTACATCTAATTTTTCCATAACTTCTGGAGTAAAGTATTTTTCAGGTTCTTTTAGAATATGCTTTGCATAGATTTTCTTACCATCTATCTCATATCGACCACCAACATTTTTCCAAAGTCCACCAAGTTCTCCTAACTCAAGTAAACCATAATACTTATCAAGACCACGACGATCATAAAATAAACGAACAGTTACATCCTTGTTTTCCTTACTCAAACGTGACTTAATAGTTTTTGCCTTAATAAGGTTTCCAACAACTGATGTTCCTTCTTTTTCTTTTGACTTCGAAAGAAAAATGACTGAGGAAGATGCGTAAAATAATCCCGATCCTCCACCCATTTTCTTTGCTTCATATAAAGACATTGAGTCGTAAACATGATTAGTTACAATGAAAGGTATCTTTGCTTGTCCCATTTTAAGAGTCAACATTCTAAAAGCACCTTTGATTAATTGTGCCTTTGTCATATCTCTAGTAGTTTTTTCTGCTAGGGTATCTTCAATTTCCTTATTGGTTGAAAGATTACCTAAAGAGTCTAACACAAACATACAGGGTTTGCGTTCTTCTTCAGGTTTTTTCTGATACATATCAACTGCCCTGAGTGCCTTACTACGGAACTCTTCGATAGTCACTACATTAACAACAACAAGACGATTAAGGTCGATTTCACGACTATCTAAGAGTGACTTAGTGACAGCTGCCTCAGTATCAAAATACAAGCAATATCCATCAGGATTAGAGTCCAGAAAATTCTTAACCACTGCGAGAGAGAAGAAAGTTTTTCCTGTAGAACTTTCCCCAGCAATTGCAGTGATTTTGTTACCAGATACACCCCCACGGATAGACCCAGATACAAGAGCATTAAAGATGAACGAACCAGTGTCAACGTATGTTTCAGTTTCGTCAATGTCTGCTGCCAGTTTGGTAAAGTCATCTCCAATTTCCTTTACTATATCTTTTAAAAAATCCATATTAATCAACAATAGAGTATAAGTTTAGCATTAAGAGAAGAATGAATCAAGTGTTATTTTCTTCTCAGCAGTCCATCCGATTATGTCTAGAATACTAGTTACAGGTTTCAAAAATGCTTTTTCGAACTGCAAATCATAATCAGCTTCAACTCCAAATTCTTTAGGAAATTCTTGAATGAATGCAATCACATTTTCCCTGAATACATTAGGAGTTTTTAAATAAACAAATTTTATTCTCTCTCCGTTTTGAATAAGTGAATATTTATTTGTAAGTTTTTTTTGTTTCAAATAATGATTGAACAAAAGAGCCCCTCTAGTATGACCTGGTGTGCCTTTAATATAAATGTCTGAGTAAGATTTATACTTATTTACATCACTCACACCACGCGGAAAGGCAATGTCTTCTACAGGCAAATTATTAAACTCTTGCCTACATTCATTAATATAATGAATAATTTGATCATTAGTGCCAGTCAAGATAATCTTAACAGCATCTTTGATCATCTTACGACATGGAGAAGGAGTAGAAGATTTAATTGCCTCAAGACCCATAATCTTTAGTTTTGGTTCAGAGTATTGAACACCTTCACTATTCCATACATTAAGAGCATATTTTTTCTTTGCTGTCCATACTCCACGTTCAGCAATGTTCTCCCGTTTCATAACCATCATCTGACTATACGCATTCATATAATTAGACAATTCTTGATAAGATTTATCAATAAATATCTCAAAATCTGATTGGCAAATTTTATCAAGTACATAAACAATCTTTCGAGGATCTTTATCTTTCCCTTCAAATAATTTATCAACAAGAGGACCAAGATTGAGATAGATGGAGTCAGTGTCCATAGCAATAACATAATCAACATCACTTGATTTAAGAATGCCATTCAGACGACCATTCAGTTTATTCTCAATCCAACGGATAGAGACTTCACCAGAAAGCGTAATCGCTTCCGCATTGTCCAATTTGTAGTAACGGAAATATTGATTACCAATAGCACCATATGCAGAGTTGAGTTGAATCTTGCGAGCCATCTGAATATTATTACATCTGGCAATCTCTTTTTCAAGTGCTTTAGTTGGAGTCTTTTCATAATCTTGCTTTGCCTTAAGCATCTTCTTTTTATAGATTGTACGATCTTTATAGATCTTATCCATCAATTCTGGCAAGAACCCACGAACATCCTTACGATACATAGCACCATTAGCACATACTGCATAGTCCTTATACATCTCAAGATTTAATTCTTTATTGATAATTTTATCTTTAGTGACACTTGGGTGCTTTTCTTCTATAAGTGTTTCCGGAGAAATATTATACTGCATAATCAAATGCGGATACAGTGAATTAAGGTCAAAAGAGACAATCCAATCATAAGTACCTGGAGTAGGTGGTTTTACAAAAGCACCATCATACTTTCCATCTTTTTTATTTACTTTCTTTGGTGGAATTACAACATTTTTCTTTTTTAAGTAATTGTAGATAATAGTATCCCACATTGTAACTTGAGTGAATACATCATTATAGTTTACCTTAGCATCATATGCCATTGTAATTGCAAGTTCAATTAGTTTCATCTTGTCTTCCATACGGTCAACAAGTTCCACGTCAATGATGTTATATTCTACAAACTTCTGCCATCCATTAGTATAGAAATCTTTGAATGTTTCAAACTCAGAGTGGTCAAGTTTTTTCTGTCCAAGTTCTACATTAGCAATGTAATCTAATCGATAAGTCTCTTGTTTTTTATAGGTGAACTTTTTATACAAAGTCAAATAGTCAAGTTGAGTAACACCACCAACATCATAATGTACCATCTCACGATGATCTCTGATAGTCATTTTTTCAGTTACTAACCCCCAAGGAGAAAGACGTTTCATCAACTTCTCACCAAGAATACGATCAATACGACGCACCAAGTAAGGCATATCATAAAACTCACTGTTCCATCCAGTTACGACTTCTGGACAGTTTTCTTCAATCATCCACCAATTTATAAAGTCATTCAGAAGTTCTTTTTCAGTTTCAAACTGTTTGTAAGTAAGATTATCCTGAGTATTTTTAAATGGTCCTTTACCCCAAGTTCTAATTTGCTTTGTAGTGTAATCCTGAATAGTAATCAAGAGAACTTCTTCAGCAGCAGATTCTACATCAGGAAATCCATTTTCTGATGCAACCTCAATGTCAATAGTTGATATCTTAATTTTATTAGTATCAAAAAGAATTTCATCATCAGAATACATTTCAGAAATGTATTGGTAAATAAATCTCTCGTTTCCGTAGATTTTAAATCCTTCTACACCTTCATACTTTTTGATAAAATTTCTACTATCACGAATACCACCAGGTTGAATAGATTCTACATAATCACCTTCTAGTGTTTTGTATTTTGTTTTTTTACTAGAAGGAACAAAAAGAGTTGGGTAAAACTTTTCTCGACTAGCAAAATGTCGCCCATTCTCATATCCACGCACAAGGACATTATCTCCAACTACTTGTACGTTTGTGTAAAACCTTTGAGACATAGTAATTATTTAATTAAAGTTTGATACTTTTGAAGAAGGAGTTGATTGGGTTCAAAAGTAGTCAGAATTTTATCAAAATGAACAGCAAACCAATTCTCATTAGTGTATTCAAGTAACCAAGGAGAAAGAGTTAAATCATCATTTACGACAAAAGGTTCAGTAAGTTTTACATCTGGATGACCATATGCATCTGGATTTTCTAACATAGCAGGCATCTCTTTTCTCTCAACTTGAGAGATTAATTTTAATCCATTTTCAAAGATGACAACATTAATATCTTTATTTTCCATTATTAATTTCTGCAGTTTTGGCAATCAGGTTCTCTAAGTTCTGTAGTCACTTCTTCAATCTGAACAATCAGATTCTGATTGGTCGTCAGTAGAATCAATTTGATCGGTATCATTTAAAATTTGCTCCTCATACATTTTTTTAAGTCCAGGTGTTGGTTCTAGTGCAGTCACTAGAAAATCTGGAATAATAGGCACTACTTTATCTGCAGAAAATCTTGGCCAAGGATTTAAAGAAATACTCATTTGCTCTTTTTCATCACCTTCTTCATTGGTAATTCTATACTTACCATTCACATCAATAGTGCAAGGTGTCTCTAGGATATAAGTAATTATATACTTACCTTCATCAAATCCTTCTTTGATGTCAGCAATTACTTTTTCCCCAGATTTAAATACTATAATTTTTACAGACATAACTCTCCAATGCTCACTACGATTTTAGCACAAAAAAAGAGGGATAGCAACTGGATTTGGCCAGTTTCCCTCTGCGACGATATTTGGAGTTTACCCAAAAGTATTTAGAACCAGACTTTCTTCTGATGATGCTCTGGCACAATTCTCCCCAGAACAATACTTAACAACCCATCCTCAAATTCAACTGATCTAACTTCCGTGTCCTCTGCCAATGTCCAAGATCTGGTGAAAGATCGTTGAGCCATTCCTCTGTGGACATAAGTGGTTTCTGATTCGGTATCCTCTTTCTGTCCTTCGACAAAGAGTTTTCCGTCTTGTGT